TGTTGGTGGATCAAACGGTAATACAGCGAACTTGCCGGCTAACGGATACAACTTCGCTGAAGGTATGTCAACTGCTGTTTCTGAAGCTTTGGGTGATTCTGGTGGTAATGCATTCCCAGAAATGGGCTTTTCAATAGACAAAGTTACTGTTACAGCTCGTTCACGTGCTCTTAAAGCTGAGTACACAATGGAACTCGCACAAGACTTGAAAGCAATTCATGGTCTTGATGCTGAGACAGAACTTTCTAACATCCTTACAACAGAGATTCTTGCAGAGATCAACCGTGAAGTTGTTCGTAGTATCAACGTTGTTGCTGTTCGTGGTGCTAATACAGGCACAACTACAGCAGGTAAGTTTGATCTCGATACAGATTCAAACGGCCGTTGGATGGTTGAAAAGTTCAAGGGCTTAATGTTCCAAATCGAGCGTGAAGCTAATCAAATTGCCAAAGATACACGTCGTGGTAAAGGTAACATCATCATTTGTTCGTCTGATGTTGCATCTGCACTTCAGATGGCTGGAGTTCTTGACTATACTCCTGCTCTCAATAGTAACAACCTACAAGTTGACGACACTGGTAACACATTCGCGGGTGTTCTAAACGGCCGTGTTCGTGTATACATCGATCCATATGTAACTAATAATTACATGACTGTTGGATACAAGGGTGCTAATGCGTTCGATGCGGGATTGTTCTACTGCCCGTATGTTCCTCTCCAGATGGTTCGTGCTGTTGATCCAGCAAACTTCCAACCAAAAATTGGATTTAAGACACGTTATGGAATGGCACCAAACCCATTTGCTAAGGGTGCCACTGCTGCGTCAGCAACAGCTACTCTTGAAATTGATAGTAATGTCTACTACCGTAGGGTTATTGTTAATAATATTATGTAATTTACCGTATTAAAAATTATAATAAGAACGGTGTTAAGGGGCTCATAGAGCCCCTTTTTTTACTAAAGGATGGAAAATAATGAGTGCGTTTCTTAATCAACCTTCAAATAAAAATTTCTTATCTCCTAATGGATTTAAGTTTTCAATAAAAAAATTACCTAACGTGAATTTTTTTGTACAATCTGTAAATATTCCTTCTTTTAATTTGGGAACAGTAGACGTAGAAAATCCATTTATTAAAATACCATTTCCTGGTGATAAATTAACTTATGGACAATTGAATGTTACTTTTAAAATTGATGAGGACTTATCTAATTATTTAGAATTGTACAATTGGTTAATAGGAATAGGATACCCTGACAACTTTGGTCAGAGAAGGTCTATAGAACCTCCTAATATCAATTTAGCTTCAGGAGATGGAGTTTACACGGATGCATCTTTAGTTATTACTACTAGTAAAATGAATTCAAACTTTGAAGTGACTTTTAAAGATGCTTATCCAATTAATTTATCTGAACTTCAATTTGACTCGACAATAACAGATATAGACTACATCACCTGTACAGCTACGTTTGCTTATAGAATTTTTACTATATCTCAGTTGTCGTAATTCTCGTAATAGTGTAATTTCGCCTCTTAGGAGGTACCATGAAGCTAGAAGATATACAATTACTTTGGGATAAAGATAGCAAAATTAATCCATCTGACCTTGCCTCTGAAAGTTTACGTATTCCCGACTTACACAACAAATATTATAAAATTTTTATGAATGAGCGTTTACTTTTGAGTAAGTGGGAATTTGAATTCAAAAAACTTTATAAAGAAAAGTATGAATATTATATGGGTATTATGGATGAAGGAGATTTAAAAGCTAATGGTTGGAATCCTTTTTCTTTAAAGGTATTAAAAGCTGATCTTCCAATATACATGGAAGCTGACCAAGACATTACCAACATATCCCACAAACTTTCTCTACAAAAAGAAAAAATTAATTTTCTAGAATCGTTGATTAAAAATCTTAATAATCGTGGGTTTTTAATAAAAAACGCTATTGATTGGAATAAATTTACTAACGGTGTATGAGCGAAACATTAACACTTGAAAAATTGAACGACGTGTATATGCGGGTTCACTGTGATTCAGGAACAGCTTTAGAATTAAACGAATATTTTACGTTTAATGTTCCTGGTGCTCGTCATATGCCAATGTTTAAGAACAAAGTATGGGACGGTAAAATTCGTTTGTTTAATCTTTCTAGTCGTACAATATATCTTGGTTTAAAAAAACACGTCGAAACTTTTGTAAAAGAACGTAACTATGTTATTGAATTAGAAAACCCAAACGATTTTGCAGCTCAGGATCTATCTATTGTAGAAGCCCTAAAATTTGTACAAGAATCTAATTTATCAATAACACCAAGAGACTATCAATTAAATGGATTTATTTATGCAGTAAGAAACAAAAGAGCGCTAATGCTTTCTCCTACAGCATCTGGTAAATCATTAATTATATACTTGATAGCAAAATATGTTGGAAAAAAAACCTTGATAATAGTACCAACAACTTCATTAGTTCATCAGATGGCATCTGATTTTATATCATATGGATGTATAGAACCAATCCACAAAATATATGAAGGACAAAATAAACAAACAGATGCTAGGATTATTATAACAACTTGGCAATCCATTTATAAATTAGATAAGAAATGGTTTGACCAATTTGGTGTTCTTATTGGGGACGAAGCTCATTTATATAAAGCAAAAAGCCTTACTGGAATTTTAACTAAGTTAGATCGTTGTGAGTATAAGTTAGGTTTTACGGGTACGTTAGACGGAACTCAAACACACAAACTTATCTTGGAGGGATTGTTTGGTAGTGTTAAACAAGTTACAACCACGAGTGAACTCATAGATAAAAAAGTACTTGCCGATCTTTCAATAAAAGCTATAGTTCTCAGTTACGATGATTCAATTAGAAATAATAATAAGAATCTTGAATACCAACAAGAAGTAGACTTTATAATTAATTACTATAAAAGAAATAAATTTATAGTCAATTTGGCACTTTCGTTGAAAGGTAATACGTTGATTCTTTTCAAGATAATCGATCACGGTAAACAACTGTTTACAGAACTTGAGAAATATAGAGAAGATGTGTATTATGTTGATGGTACAATAGGTGGGTTAGATAGAGAGGAAGTACGTAAGGTTGTAGAAACTAAAGAGAATGCTATTATAGTAGCTTCTACAGGCACTTTTAGTACGGGAATTAACATCAAAAACCTCCACAATATTATATTTGCTGCTCCTAGTAAATCTAGGATAAAAACTTTACAATCTATTGGTCGTGCATTGAGAAAAAGTGAGACAAAGTTGGCTTCAAAACTATACGATATCGTTGATGATTTACAGTACAAATCAAAAAAGAATTTTACCTTACTGCATTTTGCAGAAAGAATCCAAATGTATAATCAAGAAAAATTTAATTACAAAATTTATACCGTTAAAATATAGGAATATTATGGTTAAAATTATAAAACTTAGTAGTGGTGAAGAGATAGTAGGAGAAGAGGTATCTAATACACATAGCATAATTTTAAAAAATCCTATGGTAATTGTTTATAAATATTTTCCATTATCTACATTACCTAATGTAAAACTAGTCAAATATATGATGTTTAGCAAAGAAAATATTTTTAAGTTTAATCATGTAGATGTGATTAATATTACTGAAGCTAGAGATTCTTTTTCCGAATTTTACTCACATATTATCGAAACTTCAAAAGAAAGTACTGATAATAATATTGATGTAGATTTAAGATTAGCTATTGAATTAGATAAGAAAGATAAAGATAAATTCTATGAATCAATTCTTGAACAAATGCCTACTCCAAAGAATGCAAACTAGTCATGACAGTTCATTACGTCGATAATAAAAAATTATATCAAATAATATTACAATATAGAGAAGATATTAAACAAGCTGACGTCTTGGGGCATGTTAAGCCTGATATTCCTAACTATGTTGGCCATTGTATTTTGTTAATAGCTAGTAGATTGTCACTTAAGCCCAATTTTGTAAATTACTCTTATCGAGAGGAGATGATTAGTGATGGAATAGAAAACTGTATAAGTTATTTTGACAATTTTGACCCTAAAAAATCAAATAATCCATTTGCCTACTTTACTCAGATCATATACTTTGCTTTTTTAAGAAGGATCCAAAAAGAAAAAAAACAGATGTATATTAAACATAAAACTTTAGAAAATAGTATGTTATTTAATGCTTTAATAGATCAACATGAAAATGATGATAATGAATTTACACCTTCTGTAGTTGATCTTGATAATGATAATATGTTTGATTTTATCAGAACATTTGAAGATAATCTTGATAAAAAAAGAATTAAAAGAAAACAAGGTTTAGAAAAGTTTTTTGAGGAAGAAAATGACGCAATCTGAGTGGATTATAGGTTTAGGAGTTTTTACGTTTTCAATAATTTTTTTATATCACCATATAGGTTGGACAAAGTTAAAAGAAGTTTATGGTATGTGGTTTACTAAAGAGTACTGGACGGATTATAATATTGTAGAATTCTTATCCTGGCTTACAAAAGCTGTAATTATTGTGCCTGGTCTTATTTTTGAAATTAGTGTATGGTGGTTATACTTCTTTACTTTACTAACTAGTACAACGTTGGTATGGGCTTCTTATAAAAAATTATTACCTACATTGATAGGCTTTAATACAATTTGGATCTTTATTAGTATTATGGTTATTACAAAGCATTTAATATGAAAATTGCTATTTTAGGAGATGTGCACTTCGGAGCACGTAACGACAATCCAAACTTCTCTAAATTTTTTGAGAAGTTTTACAGTCAAATTTTCTTTCCTTACCTTGAACAAAATGGGATTGAACACATTATTCAACTTGGTGATGTGTTCGATAGAAGAAAGTTTATAAACTTTGCTTCACTTAATGATTGCTACAGATATTTTTTTGATCAATTAAAGGGTTTTAAGACATATATAATTGCTGGTAATCACGACGTGTATTATAAAAACACGAATAAATTAAACTCTTTAGAATTGTTAATTAACAGACCTTATATTGAGATTGTCACAAACAAGCCAAAAGAGATTAACATTGGAGGCATGCAGATATTGTTATGTCCTTGGATCACAGATGATAACTATGAAAAAAGTCTAGAAATTATAGACTCTACAAAATCTCAAATTATGATGGGTCACTTTGATATGATAGGGTTTGAAATGTATAAAGGTCATGTCAGCGATGTTGGGTTTGATCCAAAACGTTTTGATAAGTTCGATATGGTCTTATCTGGCCACTATCACCACAAATCGCATGCCGGAAATATCACATATGTCGGTGTTCCATACGAAATGGTATGGAGTGATTATAATGATCAGAAAGGTTTTCATGTTCTAGACACCGACACAAGAGAGTTAGAATTTATCTCTAATCCCTTTACTATGTTTCACAAAATTTATTACAACGACATTAATCAGCCGATCGGTTATGTCAATAGTTTTGATTTATTAAAGCTTGAAGGAACCTATGTCAAAGTTGTTGTTAGAAACAAGATTAACCTAAACTGGTTTGATTTTTTAATTGATCGTTTAGAAAAAGTTGGTGTGGCAGATCTCCAGGTTGTTGAAGATCACTTTCATCTTGATTTGGAGAGTGATGATGATATTATTAATCAAACGGAAGATACCTTGACAATTTTAAAAAAATATGTTAATCAAATAGACACAACGGTCGATAGAGGTAAGCTAGACCAATTAATAAGAGATTTATATAGAGAGGCACTTAGCATAGAATGATTGATTTTCATACTATACGATGGAAAAACCTGTTAAGTACAGGTAATGCATTCACAGAAGTACATTTAAACAAATACAAAAACACATTAATAGTTGGAGAAAACGGTGCTGGTAAGAGTACTATTCTTGATGCTTTGTCATTTGGTTTATATGGTAAACCTTTTAGAAAAATCAACAAACCACAACTAATCAACTCTATCAATCAAAAGAATATGGTTGTCGAAATAGAGTTTGGTGTTGGTAAAAAACGATACAAGGTTGTTAGGGGAATAAAGCCAAACATTTTTGAGATTTATTGTAATGGAGAGATGATTAATCAATCTGCTGACGTTAGAGACTATCAAGAGGTACTTGAAAAATCTATCTTAAAACTCAATCATAAATCGTTCAGCCAGGTTGTGATATTAGGCTCTGCTTCGTTTGTTCCTTTTATGCAATTATCTGCTGCACATCGTAGAGAAATTATCGAAGATCTTCTTGATATTCAAATCTTCTCTGTAATGAATAGCCTTTTGAAAGATGACATTATATTAAACAAATCTGAGTTGACTGATGCAAAGTATAAACTTGAATCTGTGTTAGATAAAATTGAAATCCATAACAAGCATATAGAAAGCATTAAAGTAGATACAGCTAAGCTCGTCGAAGAAAAACAAGAAAAGATTAATAAACTACAATCGCAAGTAACAGAAATTATTGATCTTGTTAACACTCTTCACACACATGCTACCGAATTAAATGATAAACTTGTTGGACAAAGTAAGATGGAAGACAAGTATAAGAAATTAATCAACTTTCAAAGTCAGATTGGAGACAAAATTAAAAGTGTCGACAAGGAAACAGAGTTTTTTGATTTGCATGATTTTTGTCCCACCTGTAATCAATCAATTAGTGAAGATTTCAAACATACGAAAGTATGTGAAAAATACGAACAAAGAAACAAATTGATTAATGGATTAGATCAATTACAGATCGAACTTGGGAAGGTGATTGATCAAGTTGAAATATTTAAAACGGTATCCAACCAATTGATAGAAACAAATAAAAACATCGCAATCAAAAACACTATGGTCAATGGTTATAAAGATTTGATCAGAGAGTTGGAAATTGAGATTGCTAGCTTACAGATGAAACACGTAGATGGGTTTGACAACACCAAAGAGTTAAATGATCTCACGGAGCAGTCAAAAAGTTTAGAAGTATTGAAAGTAAATTTAGAAGAACAAAAACAACTGTTGGAAGTTGCTGCTGTTTTGTTGAAAGATACTGGAATAAAGACTAAAATAATTAAACAGTATATTCCAGTAATTAACAAGTTAATTAATAAGTATCTTGCATCAATGGACTTTTTTGTTAATTTTGATCTAGATGAAAATTTTGAAGAAAAAATAAAGTCGAGGTTTAGGGATGAATTTAGTTACGGATCTTTCTCTGAAGGAGAAAAAGCCAGACTTGATTTGGCTTTGTTGTTTACTTGGAGATCAATTGCAAAACTTCGTAATAGTGCTAGCACTAATCTCCTTATCCTTGATGAGGTATTCGATGGCTCTTTAGATAGTTCAGGTAATGATGAATTACTAAAAATTCTTCAAACATTGACTCAAGGTAACAACGTGTTTGTCATTAGTCATAAAACTGATGCTTATTTGGATAAATTTGATAAAGTTCTAAAGTTTGAAAAACATAAAAACTTCTCGCGGATTGTTGAAATATGATTAGGCCATTGGTTGATTGTGAAGATTTGCTTTTAAAAACTAAAATGGAGCCGTTCGACTTCCAAAAGTTTACATCTGAAGAAGTTCAAAGTATATGTAACGATTTAATAGAGTCAATGATCGCTTATGAAGGTTTAGGATTGTCTGCTAATCAAATAGGACTACCACATAGGGTATTTGTCATGTGGTCTAATCCCGCTTTGGTTTGTTTTAATCCTCGTATCATTTCATACGAAGGTAATCCTATATTTTTTTCAGAAGGTTGTTTATCTTATCCGAATCTATATGTCAAGATTAAGAGACCACCTGCTATTCGAGTTAGATATCAAAAGCCTAATGGAGAAGTTGTAACGGATAGACTCATGGGTATGACTGCTAGAATATTCCAACATGAACTTGACCATTTAGATGGAATTGTGTATACTTCGAGAGCTAATAAAATTCATATGGAACGAGCTTTGCGTAATAAGAAAGCTCATGATAGAATTGTGAAAAGGAAAGAAAATGTCAAATTTGAAAGTCAGCGAGCTGTTCTATAGTATTCAGGGTGAGGGACGTTATATGGGCGTCCCTAGTGTATTCCTTCGAGTATTTGGTTGTAACTTCACTTGTGATGGGTTTGGTATGTCCAAAGGAGAGAAATCAAATGAACGAAATGTTATCGCGATCAACTCGGATCAGTACAAAGATTATAAATCTTTGCCTTTGGTTACTACAGGGTGTGATAGTTACGCTAGCTGGGATGTTAGGTTTAAGCATCTTAGCCCTATGCTTACTATTGATGGTATTGTTGACACCATTTTACATATGCTACCTCATGGCAAGTGGGAAAGTGAGCATCTGGTTATTACAGGAGGTGAACCACTCCTTGGATGGCAAAAAGCGTACCCGACACTTCTATCACACAAAGACATGGTCGATCTCGAAGAGATCACGTTCGAAACAAACGGCACCCAACACTTAACAAAAGATTTTAAACATTTTATAGACTTTGAATGGTTGAAGAAACGTAAGTATAGCTCACTGACTTTCTCTGTATCACCTAAATTATCAATCTCTGGTGAGAAGTGGGAAGATGCAATCAAACCAGACGTTGTCGTTGAATATCAGAGATTCGGCT